GCTCGACTATGCCAGGCTGCGCAAGGAAGTGCCCGATATCGCCTCGAGCTCGAAGCCGGCCGCACGTGCCGTGCTGGAGAAGGCGCTGAAATCGGCGAGCGGCGCCGCGCTCGATGAAGTCGCCTCGAAGAAGCTCTTGAAGGCCTACGGCATCCCGATCTCGAAGGAAGCGATCGCGCAGACCGCGGCCGAGGCCGCGAAGATCGCCAGGCAGATCGGTTTCCCGGTCGTGGCAAAGCTCGTCAGCGCCGAGATCCTGCACAAATCCGACATCGGCGGCGTGGTGCTGAATCTCACCAGCGCAGCCGAGGTGAAGAAGGCGTTCACCGACATCACCGCGCGCACCGATGGGGCCTTGCACGCCAGCGATGCCCGGCATCCCGCGTTCGCCGCGCATGCCCACGCGACCGTCGCGGCCATCGCGCACTTCGGCCAAACGCGTGGCCACGCTTTCACGCAACTCGGTTCGCAGTTGCGCGATTTCTGCTTTCAATTCCGCAATGGTCGCGCGTGCGCTCGCTTCGAACAGCGCTTGCCGCTGGTCGATATTCTCTTGCGTGTTGACAAGCTCAATCGCCAGCGCTTCGCGCCAAACCTCAACCAAGCTTTCGGCGGATTCTGGCGGCGGTGTCCCTGAGCCGTTTGACTTCTCGCTGGACATCCTCGACCTTTCTCGCAGGTACAGGCGCTTGCTTCTCAGGCAATGAATCGTCTTCCGCTGGTTGACCTAAATCCAAACCTGCCCCTTTGCCGCCGGGGCCACCCGCTGCCGCTGCGGATGGCGGCGCTCCCGGTCCGGGTGCGGGGGGAAGTTCACCGGGAGCACCACCGCCCATCGGTCCGCCTGCGCCGGGGATTGCTGCGGCGGCCGAAAGCGGGACCACTTGCTGCTGAACGCGCGGCTCATCGCCAAACGAAACCGCTTCCATATCCTCTTCTTTGCGTGCCTCATTAGGGCTAAAGATTCCCCCTTGCACGCCGCGCGCCAGCATTTCAATACGATCCTTGCGCGCGCTTCTTAGTAATGCCGATGTATCGAATTCAGCATATTCGTCCGGCATGCCGTAGAGATTGAAAAGCCTGCCAAAACTTTCCTCGATGTGATTGAGCGCAAATCCAAGTCCGCTGGCGATCCAGCTTTGCATCAGCAATTCCGTGGACGAATAGGTTTGCCCGCCAATACCAAGCACTGCCAGCGGCACACGGAACGCCATGGCAATATGCGCCTCAGTGAGTTTCATCACTTCGGCAAGCTCAGCATCCTTGGCTGACGTTGACCATGGCTGCACCTTCAAACCCGACGTAAGGATCGGCGTGCCGCCGGAATGAATACCCTTGACCTGTTCATTCCAGCGGTCGCGCAGGAATTGCACTTGATCCTTGTCGAGCACAAGATCAGTTGATAGCACGGCACTCGGACGCGCTTGGTTCTTGTAATATTGAATCTGTTGTTCCGTCATCGCATTGGTCGCAGCGACATCCTGCATTGCCGCAACCAGCGGCGTTTCGCCTTTGAGCGGGCGCGGCGTGCGCGACGTACAGTGCAAGCGCACATGCAACACGTCGCGTTGCGGCACGACCAGCGGCCCATCGATGCGGCGGCTGATCACATCGTTGCCGCCAAGCGAATAAAAAATGTCGCCGTTCTCCGCAAGCTGCGGATTGCATTGCGCCGAATTCATCAAATGAAGCGAGTCAATTTCGTAACGATCATTGCGCAATGCCAACGCATATGCGTTGCCGTCCATGTAGAGCCAGCGCGTCAGATTGAGCATGAAATCGCTCATGCTCTGATAATCATTCGGCTTGCGCAGAATGCGCGAAAGCGCCGAATTTATCTGGCGATCTCGCCCGTCGCGCTCGTTGGTCAACCAGTGCGATCCGGGACACATCGCAACGGTTTGCGCATACGCGGAGATGCACGCTTCGACGATTGCGCTGTTCGACATTCCACCGACGACATCGTATCCACGTTGCCACCAATTCCAAGTGTTGCCCACGTCGGCAGGCAACCAGCCCCCGGTTACAGGTAAAAACCAGGGGCCGGGCCTGTATTCGCCCTCGGCTTTTGTCACCAAAGACGTTATGCGCCGAAGGAAGTTCATTTACGAAGACGAGCCGGATGGCTTCGGGGGCGGGACTTGTCGAGTCTGATATTGCTGTGCAGGCTTGGGCTGTTCCGCCTGTACCTGCCGCGTCATCACGATCTTGACTTCCGGGCCACTCCCATCGTCTTCATGGGATTCAAGCACCACGCCAAGCTTGGCCAAATCATTCTCTTCCTGAGTTGGCGTCGGCTTGCCGCCTTCCATCCGCTTGGCGGACTCTTCATTCGACTTCTTGCGAGCCTCTTGCTCTTTCGCAAGTTGCTCTTTCGCAGCATTGGGATCAGTCATTGCATGCTCCTACAGTTGGAATAAGATCACGAGCGGGGCGAGCTTCCTGGCCGAAGTGGGATTGAAACCCTTGCCACCAATGCCTTGAAGACTCGCCCCACCTAGCTTTAGTTCCACGTAACGCCCGTGATGTATTGAACCATTCCGGTTCGTCGCATCGTCCAATTCATATTCATGAGCATACGGATTCCGATGGTGTCCGTTTGCCAAAGTGAACGGGCGGGCGCAGCAACCGTTGCAGGAGTACCTACCGTGCTTAACTGGAGGGGAGTCGTGTCCTCCATGTGCAACACGGCTTGGTCGCTGACATCAAACCTTGGCTCAGTATCAGTAACCGACGAAAAGTCCGCCGCGTCGATTAGGAATACTGTATCAGGCGTGACGCTCGTTGACTGAATGATGGGAATACCCATCAGCGTGCCGCGGCCGACTTCGTCGCGGAACGGCAGATCGCCAGCGGTATTCGGGATCAACGAAATCGCCAACGCATCGCCGGGGCTCATCAGAAACACGGGTGAGCGCAGATTGCCCAACGTATTGGTAATGAGCGTGCCGACCAGCAAGCGCACGTCACCGACGACACCGGCAAAGCCGCCGCCAGCGGTGGGCGTGAGCGTCGAGACACCGTTGCGCAACCCCGCGGGACGGATCGCAGTCGCCGCGTTGTTGTCCATCAGGACACTATCCACAGCGACCGCAGTATCGTTCACGATTGTCTCGCGAATGATGCCCTCGATGGCTGGCGTGGAGTGTTCCGAAATTTCGCGTGTAAAGGTCGAGATGACGCCCATTTTTTTCGGGGTCAACTGGACACTCGCGAACGCAGCCTGACGGACCGGGATCGGCGCGCCTTCACCGACGAACGATCCCGCGATGGTGGGAGTGGCCGAACGCATTGGCAACGAGATGATGCCGTTGCGTCCGAAACTGAACGACGTTCCCTTGGCTGCGAGCTTCGGGAAGATCGACACCGGGGTCAGCGCTTCGAGAAAGTCGCCGAACGCCGTGGTGACGAGTTCAATCGCCCAACCCGTCGCGGTCGTAGTCGCCGGTACGCTGGCGGCACGACACACGATATCCAGCACTGCTTTGGTGCCTTCGTCTTCACCATACGTGTCTTTCAACACTTCGAGGATCGGACGCTTGCCCCGCTCCGCATGGTGCTTGATCGCGACACACAACGAACGCCACACGTAGTCCTGCGGCAGAACCTTCTTCGCCGGGATGGCGAACGGCCGCGGGTTGTTCACGATGACGCGCGAGTCACCGCCGCCGTTGTGCACGACAACGCCGCCGTTCTGATGCGGGATGCTGCTTGCAGCAAGCCGCGTCTCAGCCTCACGAAGCGCACCGAGATTCTTCTCTTTCTGTGCGATCTTCGCATTGAAATCGGTAGTCATTTCGATGTCAGCATCAGAGACGTTGTTGTCGTCCTGTTGCTTCAGATGTTCCGTGAGTCCGTCACGGAGTTTGACGAGGGCCGTTTCCTCGTCCTGAATGCGCTGTGCCAAGCTCATGGCTTCAGCCTTTCTACTTGGGGGTATCGCGCCTTGCTCGGCGGTGGGCCGACGCTTCGCAACGACCGGTTTCTGTTCACCTTGCTCGGCGAAAACCATTCGTTGCACGGTGCCGGAAATGCGCAGTGACTTCGCGACTGCGAGCGCATTCGCGTTGGCCGGGATCGCAACCAGCGACGTTTCGACCAACTCGGATTTCTCATAGACGAGCCCGGCATTGGCGAGCGCGCCCATGTCGGTTAAGCCGCTCTTTTGCCGTGGCCGCGATGCCAGCGGCCGAAAACCGACCGACACCGCTTTGAGGATGCCCGCCTCGACGAGCTTGCGAATTTCATCGATGCGCGCCGACGTGCCCGCGGGCGCAAGTTCAAGCTTTCCGCGCAATGCATTGTTCTCAATGCGCAGATTGTGCCATTTGCCAACGATGAATTTCGGGTCGTGCGAAAACAGTGCGATGGGATTTTTCTTGAACGCCTCAATCTGCCAGCCCGACGACAACACGATATCGCCAAGCCGATCCGGCGAGTCGTCGCTCAGAATGAATTCCATCCCATTGACTTCCGCCGCGTGCGTCTTCTGCACGACTGCGCTGGTTTTCACCGACCGTTCCTCCCAAGCAAGTTCGCATGCGTCTTCCGCATCGACTTCATCCACGTCACCACCGGCCATCATTTCGTCCACGCATCGCGAGATGAAATCACCGTGGCTTTCATCCGGATCGGGCGTGGCTTGCTTCTTCAGCAACGTGCACCATGCCTTGATGACGCGTTTGACTTCGGCTTCATCGCTCTTGCTCGGCGGCTTCTTTCCGCCCTTCTCGCTGCGCCACATCTCCAGGCAAGCAGCGACGGCTTGCTCCGTTGGACGCCTGCCGTCGCCCTTCATGTCCGGGACACAGCGGCTCATAAATTCTGATTGCGACTCGTCCTTACCGGGTTTCATCGGCATGGATCGTGCTCCTATAGATCAGACCGTTCGTCGCACGACGCGCCGCGAGGATCGCCTCGACAGCCGCGCGTTCCTCCGCGTCGCGATCCCGCAACACGCCGTCAGTCACGTATTCGACGAAGACTTTCAGAAGACTCTTGCCGGTCGTGGTTTCTTCCGCGCCCTTCGCTCCCTTGCCGCCCGTAAATTTGTTGGCCAACTCCAGAAGCTTCATGATCTTGATGTTGACGCGCGCGACCTTGACCTTGCTGTCGTCAAACAAATTGTTGTCTTCCGCATCGAGGCCGATCTTCGCAGCCCAATGATGATGGCCGTCGAGAATGTAATCGTCCTGTGAAACAATAATACGCTTGGAATGATGATCCGGCTTGTCGCGCAAGTGATCAGCGACGCCAGCCACTTTCACACCATTCAATTCGTTTTGCGTTGCACGAAGATTGGCCGCGTTCTCATCCTCTTTGGTGATCGTGTAGCCTTCTTTTTTCAAATGCTTGCGGAACGCCTTGGTTTGCTCGTCGTCAAGCTGCGGCATCTTGATCCGCGGGATGCCCTTGCTTTCTGCACAGAATAAATTCGAGCCCTTCACCGTGACGTTGCAGAGATTGAACGTCGGGGCCTTCTCACCCTTGGCAATCATCTCTTTCGAAATTGCGCCAAGCTTATCGAGCAACACCGACACCGACTTGGGCTGGTCGAGTTCAACCTTGCGGTTCTCGTGCAACGCGCGCGCGGCGTCATCCACGTTGCTCGTGTAGATGACGCCATTTTTCTCGTAGGCTTCTTTGCTGTAGCCCTTGCCGGGATGCTTCGCCCCCTTCGGCGGTGGCTTCGCTTTCGGCGCGGACGCAGGCTTTGCCGCGGCTGTCGGCTTGCCCTTGCCGCCCTCCCCGCCACCGCCGCCGGGGCCGAATTGGCCAGCATTACCCGGCTGTCCGCGCGGATGCTTGGACTCGTCCCAATCGCCGTACTTCTGCACGCCGCCGCACGACGTGCATTGCGTCCGATCATCGGACATCTTTATTCCTTCGGATTGAGCGCTTCGATTTCTTCGTCGGTCAGGCCGAGTCGCTTGGCAACCTTGTCGGCGACCTTGCGGGCCTTGACCTGATCGCCGCCCGCGATGATCGATTCATGAAGCTCTTCATCCTGCATCTTGTGATCGCGCAGAAAAAAGAACTCATGCTTCGCGTACGGCATCGTCAATCCTTGCTGTGCACGTACGCGTTGAAGCGATTCATGGTTTCTTTATCGCTGAAATTGATCACGCCCGGCCACGACGTGTTCAACAACATTTCCTTGCCGTACTTCGAATCCGCGATCTTCCAGATCGCCTTCGGATCATCGCTGGCAACCAACTTCTTCAAGGCTTCAAGCGCCGTCATTTCCGCAGGCTTCGCCAATTCCATTTCCTTCTGTGGCTCGGGCTCGGGCGGCTCTTCTGAGGAAGCGTCAACCTCGATCTCGTATTCCGGCAACTCGCCATTGCGTTCCGCCCACCGGAAACGCTCGCGATCTTCCATGCCCTGCCAATAATCGCCCTGATATTCGTCAACGTATTCGCTTAGATGACTCGGCGGTTCCATATCGGGCGCGCGCGACTCGGCTTCGTTATTGAATGCCTTAACCAGCTTCGCTTCGATCTCGCCCCGCATTTCTTCCGTCAGAAGGCTCGGGTAATACGGTTTCTCGATACCGGGTAAGTGCAATTGTGAAGGATCAAAGCCGGGAGGTTTTTCAAGTTTGGTGTCGTCCCATTCAATTTCAGGATCGTTTCGGCCCTCCCCATCGCCTTCATATTTGATATTAACCGCACTTAAGATTTGCTCGTTCGAAAATGGAATCTGCGCGATGGCGGTTTCCTCATCGCGCCATTCGTTCATCGCGACCTTGGCCCACCGATCATTGCCATCAAATTGATGCGCCATTTCATTTTTGGCATCGTCCGTCGATCCGCCGTTGTCGTGCCAACTCTGGACCTCGCTTTCTATAAAATCGTCGCGGGTCGAACGCGCCCATGCTTCATAGATGCGCTCTTGATCATCATCACTAATCACGGCCCATTCATCGGGCGTGTAGGTTTCCACGCCCGCGCGGCGCGCGGCTGGCTCGCTACTAGCACCAGTGAGCCGTCGTTCGAGATTGGCCAAGCGCCCTTTCAAGTATCCTGATTTCAGACTGTCCCAACCGCTTGGCGTCGGGACATATCCGTAGCGTGCCCACGCGTAGCCGCCGACATCGATGTTGGCCGACACCCGGACCCGATCCAGACCCATCTTCTGATACATCTCGACATTGCCAGCGAGAAGCTTCTTGCCGATGCCACCGCCGCGCACGCCTTCTTTGACTTTGAAATATGCCGAGTACGCGTGCTTGTCGTCCAAATCGATGTCGCGAGAATATTCCGCGATGTCCCGCCCGTCTTTGTCCTTCAAGTAACCAGAGATATGCATCGCATCGGGGCGTTCGTTATAACTGATCCGCATCGATCCCGGCATTCCGCCGAGAAATTGCCTTTTGAAATCTTCCGGCGCTTCGCCGACCGCTTCATTCCAGCGCTTCTCGAAGCTGAGTTTCTTGTCTTCGTCGCCTTCGATTTCAGGATCAATCCGAATATCGGCCTTCTTGAAATCATCGATTTTGGCTTTGCCCTTCTTCGATTTGCCCGCCGCTGGCTTCTCTGATGGCGCTGTCGCGCCGCCGCCGGGCTTGCGCCCCTGCATCAGTCCGGTCTTCGGGTCCTGAATGTAGTCATCCTCGTCGCGCTTGACATATGCCTTGGTCTTCGTCGCCCGCGGCTTGAATAGCGCAGCGATCTGTTCTTCGCTCAAGCCGACCTTGCGCGCGATGTCCTTGCTGATCTCGCGCATAGCGTCGTCGTCGCCGCCCGCCAGAATTTCTTCATGCAGCCAATCGTCCTGCTTTTCGCCGTTCTCGTCTTCATAGAAGAATTCAGTGCCTCCGGGCATCACTTCCGTCTCGTGTAATTATTGAATCGTTCCATCGTGTCACGATCATTCAAATCAATGCTTCCGTACCAATCGGTATCGATCAGCAATTCCTTGCCATACTCACTATCGGCAATTGCCCACACCGCGCGCGGGTCGCCGCTTTGCACGAGCGAACGCAAGCTATCAGCGGTGTCGCTATCCATGTCACCGCTGCCTTCGCTTCTGATGTCTTCCAACATGCCGTTTTCTTCGGCCCAATTGAACTTGTCTTGCGAATGCATTTCATCCCATGCGGCTTGCTGCGCTTCCAACACTAGATCACTAGGCACTTCCGCATCACGCGCCACATCTTCCGCGCGACCATTGAACGATTCTTTCATCGCCTCTGAAATGGCGTCGCGCATTTCTGGCGTTAATTCGGATGGCTGGTATTTTTCCGGCACATTGTTTTCGTTGAACTCAATATCGGGATCGTCCACATCGCGACCGCTAAATCGCACTTCGAACGATTGCAGAATTTCTTCATTCGACCACGGCGGCAATGTCGTCTGTGAGCGAACCTTATCGACGGCGTTATTCGCCCACTGATCCTTCGCCGAATAATCTTCCGCTAATTTTTCCTTGGCATCGAGCACCGGTTGCCCGCTCTCGCGCCAGCTTTCTTCTGCCTGATCGTAAAAGTCGTTGTAGTTTTCATCCTTCCATCGTTCAAAGATTGCGTCCTGATCGTATGAATCAATATCACGCCATCTTTCGGGCCTTTGCCCGCCAGCCATCTCATCAAGCTTTTCTTCGATGTGCGGCACCAAATCCCGTTCCCAACTTTCGTCGGTCGGGACGTAGCCGTAGCGCGCCCAGGCATAGCCGCCAACATCGATGTTGGCGTGCACGTCAACGGTTTGGATGCCAAGCTTCTCGTACATATCCATATTGCCAGCCATGAGCTTTTTGCCAATGCCTTGGCCGCGTTCGTTGCTCGTGACCTTGAACCATTCCGACTCGGCTGTCTGATCATCAAAATCGATAGTGCGGTCAAATTCGGCCAGATGAATATTTCCGGCTTCGTCAGTGATGTTGCCATGCACCTTGATCGAGTCGCTGTCGGCGAAGTAGCTGATGCTCATGTCGCCTTCGAGTCCGCCCAGGAATTGATCCTTGAATTCCTGCGGCGTCATATCGACGGTTTCATTCCAGCGTTCCAAGAACTTCTCGTTCTCTTCGTCACTGCCGACGCGATAAGCGATATCGGCATCGAAATCCTTCAACTCGGTTTTCTTCTTGCCGGACTTGGTAAGTTCGTCCTTCGTCTCTTCGGCTTTGGCCGTCGCCTTCTTCTCGTTGAGCTTCTTCTCGCTGAAGATGGCGACGGTGTTTGGCGCGCTGCTGTCGGGCGTACCGACCACCATCATTTCATCGAAGACATCGGTATCCCTGATCTTGTCCAGCGCTTTCGAGATGTCTGCCGGATTGCCGTTGCCTTCCCACAACACGATGCCGTTGGCAGCGGCCAGCGTCGCCGGACCCTCGCGCCCACCAAAATAGAAAATGACTTGCTCGGGAAACTGATCGGCAAGCTCGTGGGCGTCGTCGGTCGCCGCCGCACCTTTGGTGGCCGTGAGATAGATCGCGGACCCGAACGGCCCGGTATCGATCTTCGAGAGATGATCCGTCGTCTGGTAGAGCGTCGGAAATTTGACCTTGTCGCCGACGATTTGATCCGGCGTGCGCGGAAGCTCCTGCCCCGATGCCGCCCACTGCGACGCCGCATGGTCGCCGACTGCCTTGTAATGCGCGGCCAGCGCTGCTGCGGCGGCGGCGGCTTCGTCTACAACACCGGCAGCACCACCACCCGCGCCTTCATCGCCGCTCGGCTTCGTGGCGAATTGCCCACCGCCAGGACCGTGCGGCTCGCGCGGATGCTGCGACTCCTCGAATTCGGGAGGAATCTGCCGCGCCTGCCACATCCGTTCCAGCCGCGGATCGAAATGCCCCAAGCCATCCAGCACCGCCGCCGCGTAATCCTGCGGCGTGTAATTCTTGTCGTGCTCCCCGCGGGCAAGCTCAGACAGGCCGCAAAATAACCACTCAATAACATGCTCGGCAGAAGCACTATCCACGTATCCCGGCCTCATCCATTCGTCGGCAAGGCACATACGTTGAAGCTCGGCAACTCGCTCACTTTCTGCCGTAGCTCATAGAATGCCCGCACCACCGTTCCCATTTCCGCGATGGTGAAAGTCGGCGGGCATTCCACGTCAAGGTCAACCCCGCAACAGGGAAGTCCAAGCGTCAAGCGAAAGGTGATCTCACCATCGGGTCCGGGCTCGGAGATGCCGATGCGGGGGTACAAATATTGACGCATCTCATGAGGCGGGAGATTTGTCTTCGCGTCTAGCATGTGATCTTTGCTCCCTGCGATCCATCATCGCGCGCTTGCGGTTATGCATCGCGAACCGGCGCATCACGTCATCCGCTTCCGCGGGCGAGCGAAGCTGATCGAGCACCCAACCGAGACACTGCTGCGCACCGCGCAACATCGTGGTTTCCTTCACGCCGACAGCATCGTATTGCGCCAGAAGTTCGCGAATCTTCTGGTACTCGCGCCAAACTTCGCCTTCCGTTTTCATCAGATGGTGCTACCCTCCGACTCATGCGCGACGATCTCGACAGATATCGGCGCGAATTCGAAGCCCTCTTCTCGGATGGCTTATCGAAAGATTTTGCCGCTTCACTGGCGCGCGTGACGATGCAATACGCTGACGATTGCTTCGTCGATCATCTCTACCACCGCCGCATTCTCAACACCGACACGTGGTTGCGCGATCTCACCATTACGGCGCTGGTCTTTCTCACCGAAGAGAAATTCCATCTTGAACACAAGCTCGCCTGTCATCATGTCGCTGAAGCGGGCAACAAAGCCGGGCACTTCATCCTGACTGACGACGAAGTCGAAGACATCGCGCACGAGAACTTGCCGTTGCTGATCAAATTGAAGCAAGCGGTGCAGTTGTCGTGACGCTACCGACCGTGTCGCAGATCGTGCCTGCGCCGATCAACTACAGCGGCAACCCGTATCTAAGTTCATACGAGACTGCCGTGGTCGTCTCGCTGATCCGAAGCGTCAAGCCGCGCATCGTGATCGAATTCGGATGCCAGCTTGGCCGCACCGCAAAGACGGTGCTCGATAACGTACCGGGCATCGTGCGCTACATCGGGGTGGACGTGCCCTTCAGCTACAAGCCCAAGCTCAAGCAGCAATCCGACGAAATCCCCGGCACTCCGGGCCTCTATGCGTCGGGCGATACCCGCTTCTGGCTACTGCGGCCCAACAACGGCACGCTTGATTTGCTGCCCACCGATCTTGAACCGTGCGACGCGGTCTTCATCGATGGCGATCACAGCGAATATGTCGTGCGCCACGATAGCTTGCTGGCGCGGCTACTCGTGCGCCCAGGCGGAATTCTAATCTGGCACGACTACGACAACCCTGCCGTCGAAGTGACGCCCGTTCTCGACCGATTTTGCGAAGGCGGCTGGCCGATCAAGCATGTCACCGGGACATGGGTCGCGTTCATGAAGCTCTAGCCGGTATCTCTTGGTAAAAATGAGCCCAAAAACCAATCGATCAACGTTTGCACGACATGCCGACGAACGATTTCGGCATCACAATCTGGCAAGTCGTTGGACACCCGCTTGGCAACCTCTGCGCCTAGTCCCTCGCAGACGCGTTTGATGTTGCCTGTCAAGTCTTCCATAGTTGTGCGAACGCGCTGGCCCAATCGCCGGGCCGTTCTTGCTGACATCGATGCACGTGCGGATACCAGACGTTATCGTGCAGCCATCGCCAGCTTGAAACATACGGTAACACGACGTGAGCGTTGGGATGACCGATTGCGCCTGCGACGTTGATTGCCGCCACATCACAGCACACGACCATGTCGCACACCGACGCCACTGCCGCCACGTCGGCGAAATCTGTGAATTCCGGCGTCAGCACTCCCAGCGCACGCGCGCGGTCGCGGTCGTCTGGTTGCAGCGCAACAAGCTGTGCGTCCTTGGCGTCAAGCCACGCCACGAATTGCTCAAGCAGGATCGTGCGTTTGAAGTCGCGTTCGTGCTCGGGCTTGCCGCTCTTCCAGGCGATGCCGATCAGCGGCGCGCTGGCGACCGGGAGCTTCATCAGCCATTCATGGCGCAACCACGGATCGGCTCGCAGATAGGGCTTGCCGGGCACCGTCGCCGCCGTCACAGCGAGATGCGTCAGCACGTCGAAGAACGGAGCGCAGAAATCCCCGTCTGTCCCGATAGGCGCAATTTGGGAAAGTAGTTTCTGTAATGGCTTCGGGACCGCCAGCCGGACATCGATGCCCAGCGCTTGCAGCGCCGGGACGAACCGCGCCAGCATCACTACATCCCCGAAGCCTTGCTCACCCAAGAGCACGAGCCGCTTGCCAGTGATGCACTGCCCTTCCCACAACGGCAGATGGGCGCGGATCGCGTCGCAGCCCGGATTGAGCATGTCCGGAAACAGCTTGAAGCGCACGGCATAGTCGCCGAAGCCCTGCGGGTAATCGCCCAGCGACAGCAACGCCTGCCCGCGGTTCCATCTGGCGTGCGGCGTCTCGCGATATGCCAGTGCGCAATTCCAGCTTGCCAGCGCGCCCACGAAGTCACCACGGTCATTCTTCGCGAGTGCATCCTCGAAATAGATCAGATGCTCGTCGTAGAGGAAATTGCAGCTAGAAACCGCCACCATCCAAATCCGAATTCCATGTCGCGTTGCGTCTGCCGTAAGTCACCGAATCCTGCGGGGCCTCTCCGATGCCGCCACCGGGACCGCCACCGCCATCGACACCGGGACCACGCATCATGATCGCGCGGCGCTCGTTTTGCTTCAGCGGAATGATCTGCGCCAACAACCAGCCATCGGCACCGAGACTGTCGAATATTGCCTCGACCTCGGATGAATCCTGTCCGGTCGTATAATCACGCACCAGATATTCGACCACAGCACCAGCCTGCACAAAGATTGCGCGCCGTCTGTTCTGATACAGATCGATGACAAAATTCAGCTTCCATCCATCCTCACCGAGTCCGTTATACAAGTCGCTGAGATCATCGGCCGATATGCCTGTTGGGCCTTCGATCACGTGATAATCGATGGCGGCCATATCACCAGTTGCTCGTCACAAGCCAACTTACGCCCTGCGACGAACGCACGCCCCAACTGACAGGAAGCCGCAGCTTGATCGCAACGCAATCGGTCTGGAAGAGCGAGCGCGCCGGACCGGTGGGCAACATCTCATCGGGCAGCGGTGCTGTTTCCATGTGCAACGCCGTCTCGCGGCTGGCCGTGATCTCTGGCGTGTCACCGAATGCCGATACGATGTTGTTTGGTGCCACCGCCATCATGATCATGGTGCCGCGCAAGGCCGGGCTTGGGATGAATTTCAGCGGTGTCAAGCCGTGTTGGCTGCGAAGCCCTGCCATCAGTGCCCGCGTCGGGCTCATGACGAAGATTGCATCACCGGCCGTGACCGGAGCGACTGCGCGATGCAACGTTTCGATATCCGTCATCAGCGCCGCCACCGGATCGGGCGCGGTACTCGCGGTCAGCGGTGGAATACCATAGCGCAAGCCCGCGGGCCGCGTCGCATCACCGGCAACATCGTCAAGCAGTGCCTTGTCAAGCGCCAGCCCGGCCGCGCGCTTCAGCGCATCCTGCATCAGCGCTTCGACATTCGACGATTGCACCATTTCGCTGGTCAGCACCACGACGGCGGCAAGCTTGTGCGGCGTCAATATCGTCAGCGGCTCGAATTGCGCCTGCACGACCGGGATCGGGTAGCCCTCTTGCACGAAGGCGGCAAACGACGGATCGCCCTCCAGCGTCGGCACAGCGATCTGCCCGGCACGGCCGAACGAAAGCTGGAGTCCTTCCCGGAAGATGCGCGCGGCGGCTGATTGCGCTGTCAGCGACGCAACGAAGTCTGGCACGATTGTCTGCGCCAACGGCAGCGCGTTGGTCATGCTAGCGGGCGAAGAGATCGCCCGTGTCGCCGCCACGACGCAAGCCCGGACAAGGCTTTTGACTTCGGGCCGTCTTAATTCCAGAGGCGCAGCCACAGTGCCACCCAAGCGCCGACGAGCGCGCTAAACGTCCAGAACGGGATCAGCACTATCAGCGGAAAGCCCATCAGCGATTCCATGGATGCAGCGGATCAGTAGGATAGCCATCCGTCCCGGTGCCGGATTTACTGATGCCCGGATTATCCTCGCGCTCGCGCGCCTGCCATTTGTTGACCAGCGCGAAATGAAGCTCGCGTACGTATTTGCGCTCCGGATCGTTTCGAATGCGCCGGTAGAGTTCTTCGCGTGGCGGATTGAGCACGATCATTTCTTCCGCGTTGAGCGCATCGCGCCACCACTGCCGCAAGCTTGGCGACGGCGCGCCGAGAATGACCCACGCCGCCGTGTCTGGCGGCTCATTGGCCAGCGCGGCAAGCCGCTTGTTGCGCTCTTGCAGAAGCTCACCAACGATACTTGGCGGCCGATGACGGCCGTAGCCGCGCTCGCGCGCAATCAAATCAAGATCGATGATGATGTCGCCGGGCTTGGCGTGCCTATTGACGTACGTGGACTTGCCCGACGCGGGCGGACCGCAGATCAACTTCACCCGGCAATTCGGCTTCGGCAGATCAGGGCGGGCTACGTCGCCCAGGCTCATTTCAGGCCACTCGTTGTCAGAATTCGACGGATTGCGGCTTTTTCGTAAGTTGTGCCACTCTCCCCCTCCCTCCATAGAAAGGAAAGGTGCTGCATGACCCACATCGATCCCGGTCAATATGGTGCCAAGCGCGCAACTTGGCGCGACGCCAATCCACGACGGACACTCCGCGAAATTATCCAAGCCAATCGCGCTGCAAACGAAGGTGTCTGGCGTCAAGAGTTCTGGGAACAGGTAAAGGGTGAAACCAGCGAGTTAAGAGCCGTCGTCGAATATTGGCTCGACAACAATATTCGTTCACTGATCGGCGGCGAGCTTGCTGATCAGCCCCAGCGGAGACGCAGGCGACAAGAACGCGACCAAAAGGTTCGAAGTGCAAAAGCACAGCTTGAAACCATCATCTTTTTGAACCTCACTTGCCCGAACGGCAAACCGCTACGCGACTGCACGGGTGCCGAGTGCCGCCGCTTCGGCGGTTGGTATCAGAAACTTGCCGAACGCGTCCCGGCGCGCAAGCATGTCGGCGATGTTCTTAACGAAGCCGAAGTCAAGAAAATATGGGCTACCACCCGCTGAAGCCGAAGACATGCATTGTTTGCGGCAACCAGTTTGTTGCCGCAAACCGCATGACTTGCTCCGAACTCTGCCGGATCGAAATCAAGCGCCGCAAGGCTCGCCGGAAAGCTCGTAATCGACGCGCCCGTGGTCATTACAAACCAAGCGAATTACGTCAGCGAGCCAACCAACAAGCCAGAAAGCGCGAACAACAGTTAAAAATCCGACGTACATCGCAATTGCCTTGCCTTGTCTGCGGTGAGTCTGTTCAGCAAACATTGCTTGGTGGCCGATATCGAAGATATTGCTCACCGGGTTGCCGTGCACAAGGACAACATGATTTACATCTACAGCGACCACGGAAA